ATGAGGATGGTACAGGTACGGAGACTGATGAAGAGGTAGTCGAACCCTACTCTGACCACGAAGAGCGTGACTTAGCCTACTACCAGAAGCACTACAAAGGGTGGTCCAAGCTTGTAATTCTACCCATTGATCAGGTGAAGCTAACGACCTTCTCCTTCACGGACAAGACTCGAATCGAGTTGATCCCCAGTGACCGGGACAAGGTTCTTTTCACTCAAGCCAAGGCTGGGGACGAGCGCGCCCAGGAGATGGTTGAGGAGATACCATCTGAGGTACGTGAGTACATCGAGTCTGGTAAGCTGATCCCATTGGGTACGGATGCCGATGAGGGATCCTTCTGTTACCACCTAGCGGCTCGTAGGGGTGCTGGGGAAGACCTCGGAGCTAGCATTCTTGATAGGTGTCTCCGAACTCTCTACTACCGCGAGAAGCTCCGCCAAGCTCAGACTTTGATTGCTTCACGTGCAATGACCCCCAAGCGTCTCATCTGGGGGGAGGGTCTATCTGATATCGATGTCGAAGACCTACGTGAACAGGTCGACTTGGCTTTGGTTGACCCTGATTACAGCATCATCACGAACTACGAAGTTCACTGGGAAGATATCGGAGCTCGGGATCGCTTATTGGACCTCTCGACTGAGTACGAGATTACGGACAAGCAGTTGTTTGCAGGTCTTGGGGTGACCGAATCCCTTCTCAATGGGGAGTCAACGTTCTCAGGGGACCGTGTGAAGCTTGAAGTGCTCAATACTCGGTACCTGCTCTTTAGGGAGATGATCCAAGAGTATGTAGAGAAGTACCTGTTCAAACCCGTTGCCCGTAGGAAGGGGTTTGTTGAGCAGGATGAGTGGGGGAACGAAGTTGTCCTTTACCCGCGCCTGAGCTTCACTCGGTTGGCGTTGCGTGACTCACAGGATACCTACGATGCCCTGTTCAATCTCTACCAGAAGGGTAGCTTGAGCATAGACGTGATCCTTGAGCTATTCAACATCGACCCACAGGATACTAGGGAGAAGCTCGAACGTGACATGTTCACGATCAACGACTCAACGTTCAATGAGGTACTACGAGGTATCTATGGTGAGGTTGGTCGAAAACTAGTAGAAGAGACTGATGTAGCACAGAAGATCTCTGACTACCTCAAGCTGAAGAAGAACG